AATGCTTGGTCCATCTTGCTTTGGCGGATTACCTTGTTAGTAATGAAGTTCACTGTGCAGGTGTGGGTCGCACCACTTTGTAAATGGATCTTGGTGTGCTTGACTAACCTATACACCGACGAGAGATATCTCCCAACATCATGAGGGGCTGCAAACGGTTCGTTAACTTTACCGTATCCAGCAGTACCACGGAACAGGGGGGAGTTGAGCTGTGTCATCACCCCTATCCCTGACCCTTGTTGTTGGTACCCTCTTTCCCAAACTATACGAACAGAGTCCTGCGTTCCGGAAACACACTTGAAGTAGTAGAGATCTACCTCTTGTGAAACGTTAGACCACGAGGTAAATTCACACACCATTTTCATGCTCTTGATCATATATGCATCTGTTGTGGGTGTAGACGCTCCTGGTAAATATCCAGAACCAGTGTTAAGGTAGTTAGCATTAAGAAACTTCAACCCAACTTGACTTTCAAGCGCATTGTTCGTTATACCAGCCGAAGTATTCAGCTGAGAATAAGTACCCATAGCAGTAACTTCATCAAAAGCTTGCAAACCGGCAGAAACAGCTGTAGATAATACGTTGGTTTGGGTGTACGTCCATCTTCCTTGGGCGTGCTTCGGGGTCTTCTTATTGAGAACGACAGTGAAATAAGAAGAATTAATTCCGCCAGATGAATGAACACCCATGCGACGTTTCTTGGTCCTAGTCCTAGTTTTGCTTCCCGTTCTTCCTTTCCGATACTTGGAAGCAATAGCAACACTGACAGCACCTTTAGCAGCCTTGGAAATAAGACGCAGAGTTTTCTTAACCGGCATAGAAAAAAAGAAATTGTTAAAGAAAATTTATTACATAAAATCTTCTTAACAGAGCCTGTAATGTTTCCGGATCAAGATCAACAAACCACAGCCTTGGATCAACATTCGACGTTATCCAGTATTTGCACGCGGCCAGTGGAACTGAGGATCCTTTGATTTCCACACTGACTGGATAGCGGTCAAGCCATCTGAGGAGGTGAGACACATCGATTCTTCCTCTAAATTCATCAATGATAACATGTTTCTGGCCATGGTACCCACACCAAAACTTTGTGTTTGGATCTTTAGCATAAGCGTCCAAACCTGCCTCTTCCCAAGCACGCCGAGACTTTCCACTCCCAGTTCGACCCCAGTACACGTTGCAAGATCGCTCCATTCCAACTGGTTTTGAATGGTCAGCGCAGATTGCCCGGAGAGTTCGATAACTTTGAACTCGAATTTGAGCGGGGATGCATCCAAGATCACCGGCAACGGCCAGCTCCCAGATGCGCTCCCAATCATGAGGGTCGTTTCGTTTGATGGGTCGGGCCCCAAGTTCAAACTGGGTTCCTGGGACTCGGGTGTCTTCCTTCCAGACATATTCACTGGCGGCTGAGCTTCGGGAGATCTCGGCATGTATGCCGGTACCAAATGTACCGGTGACACTGGAAAGAGAACCTTTCTTGTCGAGTGAAAGGCAGACTTGCCAATGGAGATACCCCGTTTCCCCGAGCTCGAGCTGCCCTCGGATCCAGGAGATGCCCGGCGGAAGATAGGGCGTGAAGTCATGGTGTGGGATCGTAAGCAACCAGTAGACTCCTTGCCTTCGTGCCATGTCATTTTTTTAATTTCGGAATGAGAATTTCAGAAAAATATTTCTCTTTTATATATATCTAAAAACTTTTTCATTGGTCGAAATTCTCCGATGTGGCGCAGGGTGGCGCAGAGGAGGGGGGGGGGTTCTCAGTTGAGACTGAGAACTTGCGGTCATAAGTAATACTTAAATTCTCACGAATTTTTTATGACCTATCCCCGCTCCGCTAGCCGGGCCCGCATGTCGCGGAACTATGGCCCCGTCGGACCGGCCTAACGGCCTCTGTCGCCGACGTGGAATTTGTATAAACTGGCTTGGGTGAGCAACGTTTAAAAGTATTGTCTTCTTGTAGCTGAGACGGTAGAGCGATGGGTCAGAGAGTAACGGGTCGTGGGTTCAATCCCCACATCACGACTTCTGTAAACCCTAGCTGGGGATGTCTACGTCCACGCTAACTTTGTTACAAGTCCCAGGATCGAGGATTTGCGCTCATATTATAAGAAGACACTTTTTTTTTCATTTTAAAACATTTTTATTAAAGTTGTTTGACAGTGTCTGTGTCATCCACAACATCAATAATGGACTGGTTAGCACCAGCAGTAGCAATGGGAATATTGTACGCGTGGATTGCTGTCTCCCGTCTTGCATTGGGACATTGTACGGGGTGGCATAAATAAGTATTGCGACAGATATAGCCAACAGATGTCGAAGAATACGTTGGCATAGATGCAGAAGTGTCTTTGACTACCTGGCCGCGGACAACAGCGACAAGGTATACAGTCACTCCAGGAACACCACTTTCTCCATCAAGGAATGCTTGGTCCATCTTGCTTTGGCGGATTACCTTGTTAGTAATGAAGTTCACTGTGCAGGTGTGGGTCGCACCACTTTGTAAATGGATCTTGGTGTGCTTGACTAACCTATACACCGACG